TATGATCTCTTTTTTCAATGATAAATCGTATGGCGTCGGCAGTGTTTACTTCATTTAACTCTATGTGTGCGCAATGATCTTTTAGATCTATAAGACTTATAAGATAGTGTGCAAGTTCTTTGTCATTTACCAATAGTTTCATTTTTTTAATAATTTCCATGCTGTGCCGTTGGCTATTTCTTCGGTTGTGAATTGTCCGTAGGCCAACGATGCACAATGCTGTTGTACCAATGATTCATCCGGATAGAAGGGAGTGGATATTTTACTAACATCAGTTAGTGCTAGAGGAGATGCTGCACAAGGCACGGTAACAAACGCCGGTACTCCGTATATCACCGATTCCAATGCTGCAATACTGTTAAATGCCACTGTAGCAAATATGCCTTCATCAAGAGCATCAAATATTGAATGATGCTGTCGATCTGATCTGCTGCCTTTTTCTCTAATAACAATTTCCATATCTGTGTGTTTTTTTATTGTTTCTATTGTGTTTATTAACCAAGAAGTTTTACCTTCAAGTTGTGGATCTCTGCTCTTGGGATTTTCGTAACCGTAGAATACACATGATTTTTTATTCGGTACAATTATTAAAATTTTTCTTCCTTTTTTCTTCCATCCATTCCACTGATATCTAGGATCAATTTTACAAATTTCTTGCCAGCGATCAACAGGGCGATTTTCTAACCAATGTTTTTGTAAATCATTTTTAACTATTCTATGAAACAGTTTTCTTCCGTTGGGATTACCAAAACTTGTAAAATTTCCAAAATATCCAGTATCTATATAATAAAAATCTTTTTTCTCTCGCCAATCTCTTTGTATGTGTTTTCTTTTAACAACGCCTCGATAGACTTCTAGTGATGCACCTTTGATTGTGTTCTGAAATGTTTCTTCTATCGATAGTTCATCCATGTTGCAGCATCTCCAAGGCCTTGCCGTTTCTTAATTCTGAATTGTGAAATTGACCGTATGACAAGTGGCAGGCCCATGCATATAATTTATCTTGATCAGGATAGTAAGGTTCGTTTATTTTAGATAGATCTTGTAGACTAACAGGACTAGCTGCATTGGCTGGCGCTAGAGTAAATGCAGGTATTCCTTGAAATACAGCTTCTGTGGCAGCTACACTGTTGAATGTAACCAACGCAAATACATCGTTGTTTAGGGCCTGTTCTAGTGTGTCGTTGACTGTTCTATCTAGTCTTTTAGGTGCCCGCTCTCTAACTACCACCGGTCGATCTGTGTATTTTTTTATTTCATTTACTGTATGTTCTAACCAGATATCTAGATCGTAGTCATAGAATCGCATGGGTTTTTCATCTGGCTTGGCCACTAGTATCTTTCTACCATCTTTCTTCCAAGGCTGAAACGTTTTATTAAAATGTTTGAATCTATCATCTTTTCTTGGTACGATTTCACCGTGTTGCAGATCGTTCTTTACTATACGATGCCAATATTTCCAACCATTGGGATTTGAATCAGTTCTTTCGTTGCCAAAATACCCTGTGTCCATATAGTAAAAAGTTCTAGCATCTTCCCAACATTGATGCATCCACTTTTTCTTAAGTATGCCTCTCAACACAATCGAGTCAGTGCTATCGTTGTAATTAAAATCCTCGGTTGAGGTTATTTTAGTGTTGCAGCCTTGTGCAAACATGTTGATATATGGGTCTTTTCCATCCTTGCTTAAAAAGATCATAGGCCGTGTTGTAGACAGTAATCTACATAAATTTTTTCTCTGTGCCACTCGTCGGCAAAATCTCCTTGGTCTGAAAATTCATGGAAGCAAGGAGTTCCTAGAGTATAATGAACTAATTTCGCTGTTGGGTTCCATTCATATTCGATGTCCAACCAATTCCACTCTGCTGGCAACTCACCGACCAACTCGTCATCTAACCAGGTGAATCTATGTACCTGTGCACCTGTGGCATTTTGTACAAACTCCGGAGTAACCACAGCATTAGCAGGATGACCACAGTTCCAAAGAATCACGCTTGACCAATTTTTACAAGGATAGTCTTCGTTTTTAGAACCAAGATATTTTTCAGTCATTTTAGTTTTGTAGTCATGTTTAACAACCATTACTGCTTTTGACTCATCTCTCAATGCCCATAGCTTTTCAATATCGTCTCGTAACAACATGTCGCCGTCCATGAATATTGCCCAGCCTTTGTATTCCATGAGATGCGGGACAAGGAAACGACTGTAGATAAAATGATTGCTGCCGTCGGTATGTTTTTCTTCGTAGTCTTTTAAGATATTCAATGCCAGTGGATTGATACTAACTGGATGACTAGAATGTCTAATAATACTGTTTGTGCATACATGATATGCTATGGCTTCTCGGGGGTCGTACCCGATAAAAATTGGAATCATTTTCGTTCGATGTCCTCTTCAATGCATTGTTCACCGTATTGTATTTCTACAATTTTTAATGGGTGTTCGTGGGGATTTGTAAGTTGATGCCACTCTTGTACTGCAACATGCAGCTGATCGTGTTTATCTAGCACTGCCGGAGCTAGTTCAAAATTCAACGGCGTTGCTCTGTTAACCACAGCCTCACCTTCACTGACAATCCAATACTCAGCACGTAGATTATGACGTTGCATCGATAAACTACATCCGGGATTCACAGTTAGTTCTTTGACTTTCATGCCAGGCACTTCGTGCAGTACACGATAGTAACCCCATTGTCTTTCTGTTTTAGGAGCCTTCCATTCTTGTAGTATCCAAGAACTAGAATTTGCTTTATTAAAGCCACCGACACCAAATACAAATTGCAAGTTATCGTCAGCAATATCCATTTCTGGAATATTGTCGTTGGTTCTATCTCCACCGTTGGCAAAAATAATACTATCTTGCGGGTAGCTAGCTCTTACCATTCGGATGGCGTGTTTAGCACTTCCGTCAGTGTCATCAAAATCTATAACAAAGTCTACACCTACAATATTACGTACAATTTCTGCACGTTCTTTGTAGGGCATGAAAGGAGACCCTTTTTTACGTGTTAACCATGCATCTGAGTTAACACCGACAACAAGGATGTCTCCTAATACTTTGGCTGCTTTGAAGTAGGCTATGTGCCCAGAATGAAGGGGATCAAAACCCCCTGTGATTAGTACAATGCGTTTCATGCAGATATTTATCTGCGTATATTATTCGGTATTTAAAGACTGGCGTCTTCTAATCCGGATACTCGTAGTTTAACAATGTTGCTGAGATGCCATTGTTTCTGATCAAGTGCTTTGATAATGCCCAACCACTTGTTACGTAGTAGGGCAAAATCGTTGATGATTTTTTCAAAGTCTACAACGTCAGCTTCACCTTCTACAAACTTTTCACAGTCTCTAGAAGATAAAGCTCGTTGATAGTTTTCTAAATACTTGCGAAAATGTTGACTGCGAAGTCTACGAAGTTCAATGTTCAAGTACTCAAGGATACCTTCAATTTCTTGAAGTTGATTAAAGCGTTCTTCCACGATGCCGGGCATTTGCGAACTTGCCTTCTCAATGTTACCCGCTATGCGGACATCTTGTTTTGCTTCGATTAACTCAGCTTCATAATAGGCCGCGGCATCGGGGATATTGCTTATATCTTTACTAACCTTGTCGTACCAATTCATTTATTCCTCTTCGTCGTAGCTGTCTACATCTTCTTCAATATCTTCACCGTCAATGGCGTATGTGATAGCTTCGTCAAGGAAAGGATCCACCCCTTGCAGGCTATCTAACACACTTTCTTTGATACCATAGTCTAACAACGTGTTCACAAAGTCAGTGGCTACATCTGGTCTATGTTTTTCAGGGATATGTCCAATCACCACATGCCATAAGTCAGCAATCAAATCTTCTTTCATTCAGTAATCTCCGTTTCAGGTTCGACAATAGTAGTTATCTCTGAAGCGGAAATTTCGCCATGTTTTGAAATATCTTCCATGGCAATGTCTAGACCGTCTTTCTCATTGCGTTCCCAGGCCTTGCGGAACTGCTTGATGATCTCGCCGTCTTTGGTAGTGTATACAAGGCTGTTACCTTCTTTCTTGAGCATGCCTTTGGCTTCGAACAGGTCAACTAATCCACTATATGGACTCATACCTGTTTCATAAGGAATCTCAACCTGTACACTTTCAAAAGGCTTTGCATAACGGGTTTTCATGATCTTGCATGCGGCACGGATACCTTGCACAGTTGTAGTCTTGTTGCCGTCTGCATCTAGTTTTAACTTCAACTTACGCATGGCAACAACGATTGAACTTGCATAGATAAAACCTTGGCCGCCTGAAATTTTATCATCAGGATCAAACATGTCTTGACTTGCATATGTATGGTTGGTACATACCATGCCAATGTTGTATGCTCCGAACATGTTTACACAGTTGCGAACCAGTGCTGTGAGTGCTTTAGGTTTACGGCCCATGTCACCTTTCATATCCCCGGCCTGGAACTGGTTAACATCTGTGGGGGTCAGTAACATGCCCAATGAATCTATGATAAACAAGATCTTA